TATCGGAAGCAGAAAAACAAAAGTTATATGAAGACGCGGATAAGGAACTAAAAGCACTTTCCGGAGAAGTTAAAGAAGATACAAAAGTAATCGAAGAAAAATCGTTAGTTATTAATGACGAAATAAAGAAACTTACTTTAAATGATGATGAACAAAAATCTGGAGATATAGAATAAGTGGCATACGAAACTGACGTAAATAAAGCAGGCGCTGCAAGACGTAGATCGGTAATAAATCTTAGCACCCAAGCAGGAACCACTGGACGAGATGCTACTGGACCACATTATAAATTCTATGAACTCGAACCAGCCGTGGTAATTTCTATAACCCTTGACGGAAAAGATGGTAATGATTATCAAAATATTGGCGTTGTAAAGGTACGTCCTATTTATAGTTATGTTGATGTTCCAGAGGAAAATCTTCCAACCGCAGTACCGCTCGATTCCAATATAAAAAGTTATCCGTTGATTGGAGAAATCGTTATAGTAATGTTTTATGGAAATAGATTGTATTATACACAACGATTGAATTTTTTTAATAATGTGAATAATAATCGTGTAAGTGATATTACAACTGTACAGACATCGCCGGCAATTTCTCAAGGTAATTATGCATCGACACAAGCAGGGAATCCAAATGAGACTGGTGGTAATGATAAGGGAGATAGAAAGTACGGAAAATATTTTACGCAAAATCTTGGAATAAAATCGTTGCTTCCATTAGAAGGTGATATAATATTTGAAGGTAGATTTGGAAATTCTATACGTTTTGGTGGAACGATAAAAGATGGAACTCCTGAAATTGATCTTCGATTTACAAAAAATTGGGCATTTGGTAATGCGACGGGTTCTCCAATAGTAATCATTAGAAATGGACAAAAACCTGGATTGACAAACGCAAGTAAGGAATCGATTGTAGAAGATATTAACAAAGATGCATCTTCCATTTATTTAACATTCGATCAACTAATAGGATTAGTACCATCGAGCAAAAACCAAGATTCATTTAAAGGATCGGCGCCCTCTAATTACAAGGGTAATCAAATAATTCTTAATTCTGGAAGGATTATTCTCAATGCGAAAACAGAGGAAATTTTCTTATTTGCAAATAAAGCAATCGGACTTTCTACTCAGGCATCGTTGAATATAGATGCAACGCAAGGTGTTATAGTAAATAGTCCAAAAATATCATTGGGGTTGGATGCAACGGAGCATCTTGTTCTTGGAGACTCAACTGCGGTCTGGTTAAAAACTCTTATTAAGCAATTGCAAAATCTTGTCAATGCTATATTACAATCATATGTTTTGACAGGAACAGGCCCGTCATCTCCAATACAAGTGACAAGTGTCGCATCATTTACACCGATTACACAAGAACTAACAAAACTTAATCAGCAGATTGATAAGCTACTTTCTAAACAAAATATAACATTATAATGATAAATTGGACACAATTTGAAAATCGATTACTGCAATATGTAAAATCTCAACAAGCAAAAAATGAGGACGATTTTGCTCAGAGACTTGTAGAGGAATATGATACGGCAATCAAAACTGGGACAAATCAATATTTCGAAAGACCGTTTCAGGTAAATAAAAATGCATTTGTAAATGCAATAAAATCGGGATTTAGAGTAGCAAGATTGACGAAAAATGCAAATCAGGCACAGACCGCGATTAAAACAATGTTTGCTATTGGAGTGATAAGTTATTGGACAGGTGGAACATTAGCATTAACTCCATTTCCACCAGGGTCTATAAGTGTTGTAACTAATATAGTTACTTTTCCTGGAAATCCACCCGTGCTTTTGGTAGGAAATACGAGTAATGTAGAATCAATGGTACGTTTAATGTCCGCCCAATTAAAAACACACTCGATTACGGTTGCTGGAATTACTACGGCTCTTGTAAATGTAGGTGGAACACCAATTCCAACACCATTTTTGTGGACAGGAATCAAATAAGAATTTACTGTTTAGTGATATTTATATGTAATATACCACCATTTTAAGAGGCAATATGAACAGACTGGAACTCATTACAATTTTACGGGGACTAATTCGGGAAGAATTACGAGATTCTAACTTCATTAAGAGTATAATTCGGGAAGAAGTAAAAAAAGAGACAAACCGGTTGCTTACTGAAATGGAAGAAAAGCAAGTAGATGAAACATCACTTGTTGAAATGGCATCTAATATTCCAATTGGTTCTAAGGAAAAGTTGGATGGATTAAAACATAAGATGGAAAATCGTAAAAAAATAGTATCTGAAAAAGAAGAACCGGTTATTTTTGTCAAGAATAGAAAATTGAATATGTTATTGAATGAAACGCTTATGGATTTGAGAACAGGAAAAGCAATTATGCCAGCATCGGATATTCCTGGAACTGACGCAGAACAGTGGCCAGCAATGCAGTATAATAAGGACCCGCGTTCGTTTGCTCACGCAAAGGCATTGAATCTTCCACCAGGCGCAGAAAAACCTGTAGAGGCAATGATACCGAGTGTAGACGTAGAAGGTCGTCCGATGGCAGTAAATGCAGATGCATTACCAGAGCATATAAAAAATGCTTTGACCCGGAACTATAAACCTCTAATGCGTGTGATAAATAAAAAGGATGGAAAATAATATGCCAAAAGGAATATACATACGAACCGAAGAAATGAATAGAAGTATGTCATTGGCAACGAAAGGGCATCGCGTTTCAGAAGAGACAAAGAAAAAAATGTCATTGAATCATATAGGTATGTCAGGTAAATGTCATTCAAAGGAAACCAAACGAAAGATGTCAGTAATAAGAAAAGGTAAGTCAAATGGAAGACAAGGAAAATCTTATTCAGAAGAGACTAAGAAAAAAATGTCATTTGCGCATCAAGGAAAAAATAACCACAATTTTGGAAAACGTTTATCAGAAAAAACTAAGAAAAAAATGTCATTGGTACATCGAGGCATACATCATTCAGAAGAAACTAAACAAAAATTGCGAGAAATAAGACTTGGAAAAGTAACGCCGGGATTTAATACAATTGCTTGTCAAATAATAAATGAATATGGAAAAAAATACGGATACCATTTTCAACATGCTCTTAATGGTGGAGAATTTCGTGTTATTGGGTATGCTCTTGATGGTTATGATAAAAAGAAAAATGTAGTTATTGAGTATTATGAAAATCGCCATAGAAGCAGGTGGAGAAAAGATTTGGTTCGTCAAAGAAGAATAATGAAACATCTTGGATGTAAGTTTATTATATTAAAGGAATGGGAGATATAATGTGAGCACAACTATAATTACACGTATTCCACCGGCAAACGTGACCATTCCAGTATCTTCATCTCGAATGGACAATGCTATAGGTATATTGCTTCCAATAACGCAAGATTCTTCTGGATTGTATTTTCAACAATCATTTACTACACTGGATCAAGCCAGTACAAATATAAAAAATCTGGTATTGACGATAAAGGGCGAACGTATAATGCATCCGAGTTTGGGTACGAAGATTTATAATCTTTTAATGGAGCCGATGACGGATTTTACTCAAATGCAACATATTATTGACAATACGATTAGAGATGCAGTAAATATGTGGTTGCCTTATATAAACATAGATACAGTAACTACAACGTTTAATCAGAATCAAAATATGATGAACATTTCTATAGAATTTTCATTAAGAAATGATCCTGCATCTTTGGCAACACTCGATATTCCAATTTCGCTGGGAGAAAAATAATTATGGCAACAACAGAAAAAAAAGAAATCCGGTATCTTAATAAAGATTTCTTTTCATTTAGGGAATCTTTGATGAATTTTGCGAAGGTGTATTATCCAAATACCTATAAAGATTTTAGTGAAACAAGTCCCGGAATGATGTTTATTGAAATGGCATCTTATATTGGAGATGTTCTTGCATATTATACCGATAGACAATTTAAAGAATCTTTAGTATATTATAGTGAAGAACCGTCTAATATATCAAATATTGCACAAACGTTTGGGTACGTGCCAAAACCTATTTCTCCAGCAACTGCAGACCTTGATGTGTTTCAACTTGTTCCTGCATTATCGAATGCTCCAGATTGGAAATATGCAACAAAAATTCGTGCTGGGATGAGAATAAAATCTACTGCAAATGCAAATGTAGAGTTTCGAACACTTGACGATGCTGATTTTACATTAAGTGGTTCTGCCGATTTAACCATTTCTGTGTATAGTGTAACAAGTGGAACTCCAGATTGGTTTTTGCTTAAGAAGACGGTAAAAGTAAATGCAGGTATTCTTAAAACGGAAACATTCACATTTGGAGACCCACAGAAATTTTCAAAAATTTTATTGACTGAATCGGATATTACAGAAGTTGTGAGTGTTACGGATAGTGATGGATATACGTGGTATGAAGTTCCGTATCTTGCACAAGATACGATAGCAGTATCAGTTCCAAATACAGCAGTTTACGATCCAACGCTTTCTATATATTATCAAGATACTCCATATTTACTTAAATTAAAAAAAGTTCCGCGTAGATTTGAAACGAGATATAGG